TGACGGCATTCGGATATTTTGGATAATTCATTGAAATAGTATGCAAGAAAAACCAATAATGTGGCCCGAAAACTTTTGGGTCTAATGCCATTATAGTAAAATACATATAAAAACATTACAAGATAAACATATAATGCACAAAATAGTCGCTCATACTCTATGTAATAATTGTGGAAAACAAGGACATTCTTTTCATCAATGTAAATTACCTATAACAAGCTACGGAATCATATTATGTCGTCCTAGTAATAAGGGCGTCCAATTTTTAATGATTCGGCGTAAAGATAGCTTTGGATACATTGATTTTATACGTGGCAAATATTCCCCCTACAATATCGAACAATTACAGCATACCATCAATGAAATGTCGGTCATCGAAAAAAAGCAAATTATAACAGAGCCATTTAATAAATTATGGGCGATGATGTGGGGAAATACGTCGTCGGAGAATCAATTTCGCAGTGAAGAGTCCATTTCTGTCAAAAAATTCGAGTTAATTACAAATGGCGTGTATATTAACAATGTGAAGTATACCTTGCGCGATTTAGTCGAGAAAAGCGACACTGCTTGGACGGAAACTGAATGGGAATTTCCAAAGGGGCGGCGCAATCCTCAGGAGAGAGATCTTGATTGTGGATTGCGTGAATTTGAAGAAGAAACAGGATACTCACAAAATAATATTGCAATAGTTGAAAATATTTTACCATTTGAAGAGATATTTATTGGATCAAACCACAAATCTTACAAGCATAAATATTTTTTGGCATATATGAGTGAATATAAGAATCAAGAAAAGGACGACATGGTTAATTTGCAAAAATATCAAAAGTCTGAAGTATCCAAGCTAGAATGGAAAACATTTGACGAGTGTTTAAAATCAATTCGTCCTTATAATTTAGAAAAAAAGAAAATTATTACAAATATCAATAACTTGCTACAACAATATAAATTATATTATTCTACGTAATATATAAGTATGGCTTATGAATTAAAACAGGAATATGAATTAAATCAATGCGACAATCCTGAAAATCAATATAGCAAAAGATGTAATACTTTTTTGTTGAAAAAAGAGTTGGCTGAATATAATTATTTGTCTGAGAACCCCGATGAAAATGAATCCTTATATCCATCGCTGGATGATCCCAATTTCATTATTAAAATTGCAGAGAAGAAAGAATTTAACGATACCAAATATGACGGCGATATATACGAAGATATACAAAAACGCGCAGACGTGTTAGGAAACGCCGAATTTGAATTGGCTCCACATCAGCTATTTGTTAAAAACTTTTTGTCATCACAGACACCTTATAATAGTCTCTTGTTGTATCATCAGTTAGGCACTGGTAAAACGTGTAGCGCAATTGGTATTTGTGAAGAGATGCGCTCTTATTTAAAACAAGTTGGTATACAAAAGCGAATTATTATTGTCGCGTCACCCAACGTGCAGGATAATTTTCGTCTGCAGTTGTTTGACCCGAGAAAACTGAAACTGGTGGATGGATTGTGGAACATTCGCGCATGCACTGGGAATAATTTAATCAAGGAAATTAACCCCATGAATATGAAGAACATGTCAAAGGAAAAGGTAATCAGTCAAATAGATACCCTAATAAAGACGTCGTATTTGTTCTTGGGTTATGATGGATTTGCAAATTACATTACAAAGATTTTAAGTTTTAATAGTGAAAAGCCAAATCCAGCACAAGCAGTGCGAAATCTGCGCGCGGAGTTTAACGGGCGATTAATAGTTATAGACGAGGTTCATAATATACGAATTTCCGAGGACAATGAAAAGAAAAAGGTTGCGTTGTATTTGATGAAATTGGTAAAGTCCGTTGATAATTTGCGTTTATTACTTCTTTCTGCGACGCCCATGTACAACACATATCGCGAAATTATATGGTTATTAAATCTAATGAATGCAAATGACCGACGCGGACAAATTGATATTAAGAACGTATTTGATAAAATGGGAAATTTTAAACCAGGTGGCGAAGAGTTGTTGATACGAAAAGCGACCGGTTATATATCCTATATACGCGGTGAAAATCCATACACGTTTCCGTTTCGCGTATTTCCAAATATATTTAGTCCTGCCAATACTTTTATGGATAATGATTACCCAAAATATCAAATGAATGGAAAAATTATTACCAAGGAAGGTGCAATTCAAATATTAAAACAGCAAATATATGCCACGAATATTGGATCATATCAATCGTTGGTATACAAGATAGTTATTGATGGATTGCGAAAACGCAAGCCCGTTGCAATAAATCAGTTTGGCGATTCGCGTAAGATGCCAACATTTGAAAACATGGAGACGTTTGGGTATACCATGCTACAATTACCAATTGAATCCTTGAATATGGTATATCCCCTGGATGGATTAGAAGAATTTGCAGAACGCGTCGCGCCGATTGAAAGATATTCGGATGGGTCTGAAGAGGAGATTGTTGTTGCGCCCGAACCAGTCATTATACCAGCGCAAATACAGGATAATGAGAATATTACTATCAAGGTTATGCGCTGCCCCAATGGTACACGCCGAAATCCAAAAACAAAAGCATGCGAACAAATTAAGCAGAAAATGCCAGCTGCCGAATACGTTCAAGAAGAGATTATGCAAGAGAGAGAACCATTGCCTAACTTTGTTGAACCGATCATTGTGCCTGCGCCAGTAGACGAGGATGAAGTTATTACTATAAAAGTGAAGCGTTGCCCCAATGGCACACGCCGAAATCCAAAAACAAAGGAGTGTATAAAAATCAAAGAGAAGATGCCGGCTACCGAATATATTCAAGATGAAGAAAAAGAACCGATCGAAGATGGTCCATTTGTCATGAATACCGAACAAGTAGCACCAGAACCTATTGAAGATTTGGATATCGATCTTGAGGAGCAACCATCAGCTCTCCAACTTGATATTACACGTCTCCCATCCAGTGAAAATTCTATTCCTGATGCGCTTACCGAAGAGCCAGAGGACGTTGATGATGTTGAGGTGGATATTACTGCTGAACCCTCAAGTGAAAACTCGATTGCCAGTGCTGGCGGGGATTCATCATCAGTATCTAGCAATCCCGAAGGCAATGATTATATTAATTACCAGGATTTAACAGGTAAAAAGGGGTTATCTAGAATCATGTCCTTTGTTGACAAATCTTCTCCGCCTGAAAAGGGGTCATATGCGTATAAAACCGAAAAATACGGCAGGATATTTGCTCCTAGTGAAATTGGAAAATACAGCAGTAAGATTAAGAATATATGCGATATTATTTTAAAGTCTGAGGGTATAATACTCATTTATTCTCAATATATAGACGCAGGCCTAATACCATTTGCGCTTGCACTAGAAGAACTCGGCTTTACGCGAAATGGTAGCGACTCCTTGTTTAAAGATCCACCGACTTCGCCGATTGATTCAATAACTATGCAACCTAGAGATACCGCTGGCGGAAATTTTTCACCTGCAAAATATGCAATGATTACTGGCGACCCACGTATCAGCCCAGATAATCAAGCAGAGGTAAATGCGATTACAAATGATAATAACAAGGACGGAACCAAAATCAAAGTTATATTGATTTCTAGAGCTGGCTCAGAGGGTGTAGATTTCAAATTCATACGACAAGTGCATATATTAGACCCTTGGTACACTATGAATCGTATAGAACAAATCATTGGACGTGGCGTCCGGAGCTTTAGCCACAAAGATTTGCCATTTGAAAAACGCAACGTGGAAATTTATTTACATGGCACAATATTGCCAGACAATAAAGAGGAGGCTGCCGATTTATATGTGTATCGTGTTGCAGAATACAAGGCCGTACAAATGGGCCGTGTTGCGCGCATCTTAAAAGAAACCGCCGTTGATTGTTTGTTAAACAACGACCAAGTGAATTTTACTCAAGAAAACATGAATATTAGTGTTAGACAGGTATTATCCGACGGAAAGGTGGTAGAGGCTTTTCCAGTGGGCGACATGCCATATAGCGCTACATGTGATTATATGGAGAATTGCGACTTTAAATGCAAGCCGTTTAAAACTATAGAGCCGGACGATATTAACAATGACACATATAATGAGTCATTTATCACGATGAACAATGATAAATTAATACAAAAGGTGAAGGATTTGATGAAGGAAAAGTTTTTTTATAAGAAGAATGAATTTCTCTCTAAAATCAATACTCCAAAACCATATCCATATGTGCAAATATATGCGGCGTTAACACAACTGATTGAAGACGGCAGTCAAGTTATAGTGGATAAATACGGCAGGAGTGGATATTTAGTAAATATCGACGAATACTATTTGTTTCAACCATCCGAGTTAAATAGCCAAAATTCGTCGGTATTTGATAGGTCTGTGCCGATTGATTACAAGCATAATATGATAAACTTTGAGTTTAACGACGCAGTTGCAAAGAAGGAATCACCCGAAGCAACTACACAAGCAGAGAGAGAACTGAGATTATCGGCTGATATGGATGAACAAACCGAAAAAGATGGCAAAACAAACAGCCTAATTACCTTGTGCCAGGCGGAGTATGACCTTGCGCTAAGTTTTATCTCTCAGGATAGAGTTCCGCGTGGAGACGATAATTGGTACAAACATTGTGGTGTTGTTATGGGTAGACTTATGAAAGAATACCCCGACATAACATTAGAAGAATTGAAGGGATATTTGATAGACCACATATTAGATTTGTTGGTATATGAGGACAAACTACAATTATTGAATTATATCACAAAACTACAAATTGTTGATGAAACGTCATTTGAATACAAAATCAAGTCTTATTTTGATAAAAATATTATTAAAGGTCTTGGTATAACTGGTATTATTATGTATAATAAAGACGATCGAAAATTATTGATATTAAATACAGATGGTAATTGGGTGGATGCTGAACGCGAAGACCAAAAAGATTTGACAAACGCGATTAAAGAAAAGTATAGTATAAATCCGAATAAATATAATCAATATATTGGTTTTATCGGATATGAGGCAACAAATAAATATCTTGTATTCAAAGTTAAAGACAATCTTGCAAAAAGAACGCTCGGCGCGCGATGCGACCAAGCGACAAAGGCGAAAAATATAGTCATGTTAAATAATATAGTTGGTGAAGCTGATAAATACACCAAGGACAATATCAAGCCTTTAACCGACTCTAGCGTGTGTTGTCTACAAGAATTGCTAATGCGTCATTACAATAGTAGAGAGAAAAATGGTAAGATATGGTTTTTGGATCACACGTCTGCCAAATTATACAAGTTTTAATTTGCGTCTTTTTGCATGTCTACTATAATTTACAAAATAACATAAATATTACACGAGTAGTAATACTATGACCACAGGTGATATTCTATTAATAATACTTATGTTTAGCGGAAGTATAGTATTTTGTT